CCATATAAAAAGGGCTAAACGTCATGGTAGATCCATTACACTGTATGTTTGGACCATATATCTGACGTGATGACGCACCATTATTCTGAAACTGTACAGCTTGGTTAGTTACGTTACCAGTAGCAGCAGCTACAGGATTGCTGACATTAGTATCTTCAGCAAATACAGGTGTACCTATTGTGCAAAGATAGAGTAAGAGTTTGTAGTAGAATCTGTTTCTATAGTTCTGTCTATTGTTATTGTTTCTATTGTCCCTGCGTCTCTTGTTGTTATTGATAGATCCCATTCTGTTGCATCTGTTGTAACTGAATATGTTGTACCGTCTGCACCAATCGCACCACTTGGCGTAATATTTGTACCAGACCAAGTTTCTACTTTGGCTCCCAGTACGTCGTGTTCTATCGTTTCTGTTATTGTTTGTGTTGTTGTTGTCGTTGACTGCATCGACCCTGTTGTAAACTGAGGCGTGACAGTGTTTGCTCTTGCTATTGCGGGTGACAACAATGCTAAGAGAAGAATCCATTTTTTCATTTCTTTGGTGTAGTAGGTTCTTTCTTATCTTTTTTACCATTACCTGTAGACAAGCCGAACGTGGCTAGTGCTCCCGTAAAAATCGAAGCGACGAACGTGATATCGCCTGCCGTAGCTGACTTCTTGACCATAGGCAGCTCAACATAACTTAATGTAATAATAAACCCGGACCAGATCACAACACCTAGACGCACTGCGGCACCTAGTACTGCCATCTGTTCTTCATGGTCATCTACATTTTCTTTGAGCTTTGTGAGGAGTCCTTTCTTTTCTGGCGGTTTTGTCTCCATTTGTTTATCTTGCCTTGTATAAATTTTTGTGCTCTTTTTCTAATGTTTTCTATTAGAGGCTGTGTTAGCGTTGTAGCTGCTACAGCTGTTACCGCCGTTGTAACAGCAGTCACTACAACTTCCGCAGAAGGCTGAGGTACTGGCTGTTTAATAAACGGTATCTTTAAGGTAGGTGGTTCGGGTGGTTTTTCTTCTACAGTCTTAACTGGTTCCTCTTCCTGATCTCGTAGATCGCTTGGAGGAACTACCATAGGTTTATAGTATGGTACGTCAGCTGTAGGTATAGGTATTTCGACAGTCTCTATCTTTTTAATATTAGGTAATACTATGGTGGGTATTTCCATTTATGTTACTTTAAACTCCATCACCATGACAAAAGCATTTGTTATGCCAATCTGGGAATGTTGATAATATGATGATCTACCTTTAACACTATAAGTTCTATCGCTTGTATTTGAAGCATAATCTATACCTATATATGGTCCAAAAGCTGTGTATGAACCAGTACTGTCAGATACAGTATTAGAACTACCACCACGTATCGACCCACCACTTGCACTAAAATGTCCCTGACATTTGTACCACTGTTGAGTTCCATAACTTTTCATTGAATACTCATGATATATAAGATATCTCATATCAGAAGTCACATTATCAAAAGTTAATTCAGTACCCGGTACAGCTTGGAATCCAGTATTATAATGAGGAACTTGCCAGTGGCTATCTCGATAACCAATCTTTACTCTTGTACATGCACTAGCAAGACCTGTAAGTGCTGCACCACTGATTGCTGGTAAAGCACCAGTTAAGTTTGCAGCGGGTATGCTAGTTAAGTTTGATGCAATAGCAGCTGGTAATGTACTCGGAAATCTAGCATCTGGAATTGTACCTGATGTAAGATTACTTGCACTTAGGTTTGTTAAATCAGGTTGTGCTACCTGTGCCCAAGTTAAACCACCTGTGTTACCAGACTGAGCTGATAAAAAGTAACCATTAGTAGGTGAGTTAGAAACCTGTAACTTAGCTTCATTAACTGATTCATCTGCTAAACGAGCGTTTGTAATTGAACCAGCTGCAATTTGATCTGTGCCAACTGCATCGTCAGCTATTTTTGCTTGTGTTACTGCATCGTTTGCGATAGTTAAAGACGTAGATCCAGTAACATCACCAGTATGTGTAGCATTGCTAGTTTTAGCTGTGTTTGCTGCAATAGATGCTACAACTGAATCAGCTAACTTGTTGTTAGTTACGGCATCATCTGCTAATTTAGATTCTGTTATACTTCCATCTGCTACAGAGCCAGCTACACTAAACTGACCAGCCATATTTGAATGAGAGCTGCACTGATAGTAAAGTACGTCAGGAGAATCATGTGGTACAACAAACTTTATTTCTGTACCATTACCTCCTCCGTTGTTTGTAACTCCTGTATTATAGGCATCATTAGTTCCACCATTAGCTATGCTAGTTTTAATGTAGAACGGATGTCCTCCAGAGTTATTTTCAAAAATATATGTATGACCTCTAGTAAGATAGATAGTAGGATCATTTACCGTCCCATCTAAACCGGGACCGGTAAACGTATAATGATCGTGACCACTAGCACCTAGAGACCAGCGAAGTGTCTCTTCGACACCTCTTGAACTAATCTGTGTAAGTGTCATATATCTCCTAACCTACAAGAGCTGCAATCTGATCGTCTGTAAGACCAAGATCTTTAAGTTTAGCTTTACCTAAAGCTTTATCATTTTCTTTTTTTATAGCAGCCGCAGTTTCAGCGTCTCTCATAGTTTTATCCGCAGCTACTTCATTGTTGTATGCAGTTGTTTCTTCTGAAGTAAACTCTTCAATTTTCCAACTACCATCAGTTTGTAATGTTGCATGTTTCATGTTTAAATTCCTGTTCCTAATACGACATAGTTAAAGTTAGAATCGGCTATAGAATCTCCATTATGTCCAGATAAATTGATTCCTCTATAACTTGCATTATTTGTATTAATACAACTACCAGCTTCATGCCACATCTTAGCACCTTCTCTATAACCTGCGTTCCAAAACCATACACCTTCAGTAGCTGAATCATGAGGATTACCAAATGTTAATTCAGTTATAGAGTTTGAGTTATCAGAACCATTGTAATAAGTTGCTAGACCATAAGTTTGAGCATTGTTACCAAACCTTTGATCGCTATCTGTGTTTTCTGATGAAGATTGTCCAACCCATGTATATGCAGCTCCACTATCTACTACTCCACTAGCAGTTATTAATCTACATTTTAACCAATCATCTTGTGTCCATTTTATATACACTTTGTAGTATTTATATGTAGCTGAAAATATATTATCTATATTTAGATCTGTAACTGCTGAACTTGGCCCATTACCAGCTGCTATTTGCACCCATCCACCAGCATCAGCAAAAGATAATGATGAACCATCTGTTTTTAAAAATTTACCTGTGTTACCAGATTGAGTTGGGATAGGATCTGTTACACCTTTTGCTACGTAGTTCCAGCTTGCATGTGCTGTACCACTACTTGAAGGTGCGTTACCTGTTGAGTTTGTTACGCATATATACGTAGATGTTATTCCAGAGTCTGTGTACTCAACTAAATCATCAACTGTATATGCAGTAGAGTTGTTGTAAGTACCTCGCCAGACCTGTTTAATTTTTCCTAATTGAATTGTTGCCATTTTAAATTGTTGCGACTAATTGTCCTGTTGTTGTATCTAAGCTAAAGGTAAATCCTGTAGCTGCAAAGACAACATCATCGAACGATGCGAAAGTAGTCGCATCAATGTTGTCTGCACCACCGTTAGTAGTAGTGACTTGTAGTTGTGATCCAGATGTATTAAATCCATAAACTTCTGGAGAAGATACTCCTGTTAGTGCAGAGCCATCTAAGGCTGGTAATGCACCTGTTAATTTAGATGATGTAAGTGTAGAAATTCTTGCATCTGCTACTGTACCTGTTAAGTTACCAGCTGGTATACTTGTTAAGTTAGCTGCACTTGCGGCTGGTAAAGTCGCAGGGAATCGTGCATCAGGTACTGTTCCAGATGTTAAGTTACTTGCACTTAAGTTTGCTAGATCTACAGTTTCAAATGTAGGATCAGCACCATTATTAGCACGTAAAAACTTACCATCAGTAGATCCTGTACCATGTGGTAACTTGTCAAGAGTTACTGCTTGGTCCTGTATCTTACCAGTTGACACGGATAAGTTTTGTAGTATAGCTGTATCTACTGTGTTGTTACTTGGTGTACCTATGTTTACAGTACTACCCATAACAACAGCATGATAACTGTCACCAGCTGACGGAGCTCCGGATAATTTAACTGTACTACCATCTAGTGCAAAACCTTCTGAAGGTGTTGATGTACCAGCATTAGGTTTTTGTACGACACCATTAATACTAAGTATAATTTGTTGTGCATTAGTTGGTGCATTAGTTATAGTAAAGTTCTGTGTAGTGCCATCAAACGCTGGACTAAGTGTCGAGATAAAAAAGTTACCTATAGACTGAGCTTCTTCCCACGCTGACTGAGTTCCATTATATACAAGAAGTTTACCTGTGCCAGTATTAAAGAATAAATCACCACTATCAAGAGAACTTGTAGGGTTCGAGTTACCAACTCTATATCTTTCTGAAAAATCATTTATATCACCACTAAGACTTACAAGGTCATCTTCTTTTAGTGTAGCTTTATGATAGTTGTATACTTGTCCACTACCTGTAGACGTTACAATAAAACGTATACCGTTAGCTACAGTAGAACTATTAAAGTTAGAAGCTATACCGTTAATTGTTACAGTAGAGCCACCTACAGTTCTACCTGTTGTACTTGTACCACTACTATTGACAACAATTCCTCCGGCGTCTGCAATACTAATTGCAACTCCGGCAACAGGTTGTGTGTTAGGAAATTGTGTTTCGTTTGTTATTGCTTCAAATCCACCAATCTCATCTATCTGTTGAGTAACATAGTCTACCACAGCTCCGGATGTTGGAAAACTGGTATCTGTGTCTGAGATTGTAGTTTGTTTGGTAAGTCCGTCAATCTGGTTAAGATCGGCTATGTCAGCTGTAAGAGCTGTACTATCAGCAAGTTTAGATGCTGTACCTGATTGCATACCAGCTAGAGTTGTAAGCTCTGCATCTGCTATCTCAGAAGTTGTAACTGAGTTAGGTGCAAGGTGTGAAGAATCTAAAGGAGAACTAGCTATAAGAGTTTTAATATCACTAGCTGTTTGATCTGCTGTTGCACCAGTTTCTATACCATCAAGCTTTGTGTGGTCAGCATCAGTAAATACATTACTATCAGAAGCAGCTTGAACAGCAGCTCTGATTTCTGCATTAGTTTGATCTGCTGTAGCTCCTGATTCGATACCATCTAATTTAGTACCGTCAGCTGCTACATCTCTACCATCGACTGTACCAGATACAACAATGTTACCTGTAACAGTGTGTGCACCTGTAGCAATAGTACCAGATGTAGATATGTTTTGAGCTGCAAAAGCTGGATTTATTTTTGAACCTTCTATAGCCGCTGCTGCATTAACATCAGCATTAACTATTGTACCATCAACAAT